AATCCCTTTTTCATTTACCAGCCTTTCAATAATACGATTGGCTTTTTCAGTTCGTTCTTTATCTTTACCAATCCAATCAGAATTTTTTGATTCATACTCAATCTGAGCGTCTGTTTTTTCTGGTTCTTGCTGCTCTACTTTTTCAACAGGTTTTTTAACAACCTGAGTTTTTTCAACCAACTTCAAGTCCATCAAACGGTCGTCAATCTCGTTCAGTAACTCATGATCGCCAGCTTTTAGCGCGTCAATGCGCGCGTTCTTTAAAACGGCAATGCGCTCAGTTGTGCTGGTTTTTGCCAGTTCTGCCGCAGCTGCTTCCGCTGCTTCCGCTCGCGCTTCTGCCGCAGCCGCTTTTTCCTCTGCGGTTTTTGCTTTCCATGTCAGTTCATTAATGCGTTTGTCAAACCGTGTAACTTTTGGCTTTTCAGTGTCTTTTAACAGCCCTTCTTTTTCGGCATCGGTGGTTTCTGTTTCGGTGCTGGTTTGCTCGCCATCGTCTTGTTCCTCTTCTAAACTATCGATTAAGTCATCATCATCGTATTGTGCGCTCATAATAATGCCTCGATAACAGATGTATCATTGATAACGCTAACAACATTTCTGTCGTTGATAAAGCGTAAATTATGAGTTTCTTTGTCATGTATGATAGTCAATCGCTCACCATCATGACAGCCATATACAATAACATCGCCTACTTTACACCACGGTTGCGCGTCACCATCACGACCACCTCTAAAGGATGGATCATCATAAGCATTAGAGCCAATTGCCAATACCTTGCCTATGTTTCTAAAATGATCTGCCGCAGCTAGACTGTGTTGTGGTAATGCTATTCCGCCTTCGGTTGTGTCTCTCAATTTCACGGGTGCGATTAATACCCGCCAGCCTGTAGGCTGCGGTAATAATTCAATTGGTACGCCGTCCGCTTCAAAAGTTAAAGCCATTTTTTTTCCTATTTCAAAAGTTTTTTTAATTCAATATCGACTTCGTTAAAAGCCGATAACCGTCCCGTAAGGGTTCGATACTGCTCAATGGTCAAGCATCCGCCATTCAATAACTTAAAGGCGTCATCTGACTTCTTTTCTGTTATTAATGCGATTAATTCAACTATTCCGTCTTGTACGTCTTCATAGTCCACGCAATGATACTCCTGTCAAGCTATTATTGTAAATTATTTTCATTTTCCGATGTGTTAATTCCAGCTTCTGGAGACATAGGCTGTGATGGCTGCATAATTTCTGCGTTCATCGGTATGTTATCAGCTGCCATTTGCGGATTAGGTGGATATTGCGGGTGTGTGTTTTCATCTACTGGCATTGGTTCAATCGGTTGTTGCTCAATCCCCATGCCAGTGTCTTGTAAATTATATACGCTCTCATCAACATAACCCGCAATATCACCCAACTGTGCCGCTAGTGGCATTATGTCGGCGTTTTGTACTGCTTGCGCGGCTGTTTGTACAAGGCTAAATTGTGTGTCCGCGTTGGTGTTGGCTTTCTCTGCGATAGTGTTTGCCGTTTCTGCTTCTACCTTGGCTAATTCTTTCTGCTTGACCGTTGTCGATACTTGTACCGCTTCTGTATCAGCTTGTAGTTTGGCAAGTTCCGCCATTTGCATTGGGTCTGGTTGCGCTTGTTGTGGTTGTGTCCATGCTTCTTCTGGTATGTCTATGCGCATTGCTGATAATGCTTGCTCTAATATCCACTTAGGATCTATCAACCCTTCGAATTTACCAGACAATTCGACCAGTGCGTTCGCCTGCATAATTCTGTGTGACTTGCTTGCGGCATCAGGCGTGCTGACTGGCATAACGTCGATACGTTCATCAAAGTCACTAGCCATTATTACAGATTCGTTTCCTTTAGTGCTGTACGGATATCCTTCGTCTGGTATATTTTCAGAGATAATATCGGCAACAATTCTGAACTCTTTTGTTTGTGCATTGTGCAGGCGCTGATAAATTGCGCTGAATTGAATGCTTGATTGCTCAATCAATGCTAATACTGTACCGACTGGCATACTTGCCATTCCTGCATCGCCAGTTAGCACGCCGCTAGAACCAATCATTTCACGGGCGCGATTGTCAGTGTATTGCAGTGACTGAAAAAGTGTAGGGCTTGGCTCTTTTGATGGTGGCATAAAAAATGCTTTTGCTAGTTCATCGGGCGAGCAATCGACCTCAGTCATTGTGCGTGGTGGTGGTCTAATGCCGTTCTTGCCGCGCGTAACCTGACCCTTGACTAACGGTATTTTAGCCTCTCGAGTTACATACCCACCTCCGAAGCTCGCCTCGGTTGATGCGTCAATGATGGTGCGTAGCATATCAGTACTTGCATTGATGCTGCCGTTTAGTAAATGATAGATACCCAAGCCATAAAAACCTAATCCCTGCGCGTATCTATAGTGAGTAATGCGCACAATGCGCGATTGTTGCTCATCTTCTGGCTTCCAATTACGCTGCACACGTATAACTTTTTGTGTCTCAAACTCTACCCATATCATGTACTCCATAGGGTAATCGTAACCTTCCTCTATTTCTAGCGAGCAATAGCAGCGTAAAATCTGATGCTGGTTTACGTCAGCTGTTGCGTTAGCATTTGAGCCTTCCATCTCTAAAGCAGTGCGCCGTATCTCGCCAACTTCCTCAACGTTTGATTTACTAATCTCATTATCTTCTGAATAAAACCCGCTGGAAATATTGCGCTTGAATGTGGCGTGTGATTCATAATAGCGTCGAATGAATCGGTCTGTGGTCTCTAGGTCTGTGGCATTCCAAGGCACTATCAAGTTTTCAGGCTCAACGAACACAGAATAATACTTTTTCGTGCGCTCGCAATAATACGATTCTTTAAAACACGAGCCACTAATCGGCAAACGAAACAGTAATTTATCCATTTCGTTAAATTCATCGGGCATATCGTTTATGTAAATGTAATTCATAAAATCAGCTACCCTTTCAGCTTGCTGATTCAAAATTTCGTCCTCAATTCCAACCACGTCGGTTTTGACAATAATCCCGTTCGGGGGACGCATTTCAATTAATGCACGATTGTGGAACTGCTCAACGGCTTCAATAAAAAGCGGGTGCGTTGCCGTTGTTGCCCCGTCATAACGAGGCTCTTTTGATTCCTTCGTAATTCCTAACGCTTTGAGCGCTTCTTTTTCCTGACTTAGCCAATCCTTTCGTGATGTTTCGTCCTCTCGCTTCCATGCGACAATGTTCTGAGCTACCTTGTTAAAATCATAGTCGATTGATTCATCGTCCAACAGATTAGAGTAATGTCCTTTGTCTGAGCCCATCTCACCACTTAGCAACTGATCTAAGTCTATGCTGTCTAGTTCCTCAGGTGTAAGTACGTCTATTGGATTCATTCCCGCAACCTGCGCGGCTTTTAGTGCTTCGTCTGCGGTAATGCTATTCATTGTCATCTTCGTCTATGTCTTTTGTTAATCGTGATTTTATGTCGTCGTCCGACTCATTGTCAAACCAACGTCCCTTACGCATATAGATTAAAGCCTGTGTAACAGTGTCTGTAAGATCGGCACTAGGTGGTAATCCGTTTGGAAAACTTGCGATATGTTCTATCAGTTCCTCTGCCCATTTTTTGTTAGGGACATATACTAAGCCCATCTCAAAAATAGGTGTGACTGAATGAGCGCGGCTTATTTTGTCTTCGCCTTTTCCTGGTGAGTAGGATTTTAACACGCCATCAACCGCGTCGCGTAAATCTTGCAATAAACTTAAACCCGTAGCCTTTGCCTCAATCAGATTAACATCCGGCTTATGCTTTTTATCAATCTCGACCATCTTTTTACGTAGCTCAGGATAACCTACGCGGTCATACCATACGCCCAAAAGCATAATGCAATAACGCTCCCGTATTGGATGCCAGAACACTCCCCATCGTGTACATGCACTATAGGCGGTTGTCTTGCTGTCTTTCTCTGAAAATGCGGTGTCGTAACTAGTAAAGATGTGCTGGCATACTGGTAGTTTTTTGTCTGCTTCCCAGTGTCGCCAGTGGAACGTTTTGATGATTCCTCCGCCCTCTGGGACTGGTCTTTGCTGTAGCTGTGATGCGGTGCCGTGCGTTCCCAAGTCTTCTTTTAATGCTTTGACAGCTTTAATGCCGAACTTTTTAGGGAATAATAATTCACCTTTTTCAGTGCGTGGATCGTTAAGTTCCGGCTTGCCAATATCATCGCCAGCATTAAAGCTTGGTTCACCTTCATATTCCATTGGTATAGATAACACCGTCCAATGTGAGTGAACTTTTTTTAGTAGGTGCCCTGCTAAATCCTCGCCGTGTACACGCTGCATAATGAGCAGCACGCCAGACTTTTCTAGGTCGTTTAATCGTGATGATAAAGACCTATCCCATGTGTCGTTAACGCTTGTGCGGATAACTTCTGAATAGGCTTTGTTTGCATCGATAGGGTCATCGATGATAAGGCAATCGCCACGTTTACCAGTATTTGATGCTGTTATGCCTTGTGATTGCCTGAACCCACTTCTATCATTAACAAACAATGTTTTTTCATTTTGTGATGTGCGTAGTCCGTTACTCCACTTTGATTGATACCAGTCGCTGGTAACAATATCTTTCATGCGCAAAGCGTCACGTATCGCCAGTCCTTGCTCATTAGTGATTGATAAATATCGTGTATCTCCTTTATCTATCCATGTCCAAGCTGGGTACATGACAGACACCAAAATACTTTTAAGCGTACCCGGAGGGATATTTATTATCAGTCGTTTATCTTGCAATTCGTCATTGTGAAATGCCATCAGATAGCCACAAATTGTATCAAGATGCCAATTCCAGATAAGCGGTGTTGATGGTTCTATTATATGCCATGCTGACTTAACGAACTGCGCAAGAGACTTTTCGCAGGCTATACGCTCAGACTGCCTTAATGTTTCAAGTTCTTGCAGCGTTACACTAGCCATTTAACCGAGCTGCTATTTCCTGCGCTTCGCGCGTTATTTCATCGCTTGATTTTGTGTCTATTGTCCCGCTGTGTTCTATCTCAACAGCCTTTGTCTCCTTCCAGCCCATTTGAGTTTTAGACCACCAAATCATCGCGCTGGTATCGCCTCCTGTTGCTTTCTGGAATAGCGTTTGACCTACTTTACTGTTAGCCTTAGCTTTTCCGCTGGTTAGCTCATGCGAAAAATGCTTGCGTAGTGTATCAGCATCAATTCCGCCACAAGTTAATATTGCTATTTGCTCCAAAGGCAAGCCAAAGCCGCTTAAAGCCTCTACCTGCTTTCGGTCTGCGTCTGTTGGTTCGAGTAATTTACCTTGTGCCATTTTTATTAAATCTCTTTTATAGTGCCGAAAGTTTCGCCAGTTGACTCAAGTGTTGCCTGTTTGCCTGTGTAGTTTTGCCATCTGTTTACGATAACGTCACAATACTTTTCGTCGAGTTCCATGCTGTAGTTTATGCGGTTTGTTTTCTCGCAGGCGATTAGTGTGCTACCGCTTCCGCCGAATAGGTCAAGAACTGAGTCGCCCTTTTTACTGCTATTTTCTATTCCGCGCTCTGGAACGGCTACTGGCTTCTGAGTCCCGTGTACATAAGTTGTCGTGTTATCTTTCGATATACTCCACAAATCAAAATCACTTCTATCACCTTTTTTAAATTTTCCGCCTTTTGAAAACAAAATAAACTCGCATTGTCTTCTATATGCCATATATCCAAGACCAGCGTTTTTTTTATCCCATACTATTACTGCTGATAACAATCTCCCGCTTTCTTCAATAAAATCTAAAAAAGGTTTTTGCATTATTGGACTAACGCATATATAAGCGTCCGCCTCTTCTTTTATTAATAGAAATATATTGCAAATTAAATTACCCAAATCATTACCTGATAAGGTGTCATTTTTTAATTTACCGTATTCTTTGTTATTGGCTACATGTGTTCTGCCACCCGAATAATCTATACCATAAGGCGGATCGGTAAAAACCATGTCCGCCTTAACGCCATTCATTAACTTATCAACAGCATCAATGCTTGTGCTATCTCCGCACATTAACCGATGATTACCTAACAGCCACACATCGCCAAGCTTGGTAATAGGTTCTGCTGGTGCGTCTGGCACTTCGTCTTCGTCGGTCAGTGCCGCAGGTGTTTCATCAATCGTTAAATCAAAATCATCAAAGCCAATCAAAGCCAAATCAAAGTCTAAATCCTGCAATTCGCCAAGCTCCAAACGCAATAGATCATCATCCCATCCTGATTTTTCAGCAAGTCTATTGTCTGCCAATATGTAAGCCTTGCGCTGTGTGTCGGTAAGGTGCGATAGCTCAATAGTCGGTACTTTTTCAAGCCCTAGCTTTTGCGCTGCCATAACACGCCCATGTCCTGCAATGATGCCACTATATTTGTCAATCAACACAGGATTGCAGAAACCAAATTCTTTTATTGATGCCGCTATTTGTGATACCTGTTCTGGCGAGTGAGTGCGTGCGTTGTTGATATATGGGATCAGATCGTCCGTATTTTTATTAACAATGTACATTATATTGCCCCGCTCATGCTTAAAGTATAAGTGCCAAGTATTAGGCACAATGCAATAACAACCATACACCACTCATCAAAGTCCAGTCCCATGACTAACCCTTAGTTACAATATTTACCAGCGACACGGTAGCGATAGTGCTTAGCAGGCTTGCTACTTCGCTACTTATTCCTGCATCAATCGTATAGCCTAGTAATGAGCTAGTTAGTGTGATAATACCAATCCACGTTCCTTTTTCTTTTGCTCTTGATATTGCCCATTCTTTCATTTTATACCCCTAAAATATTTCATATTCAGGCACTTTTTCGCCTTTGATTAGCTTTACCATTCGCTCTGCGCGGTCTGTGGTTTGCTTATGATACTTACTTGCTCTTATACCATTTATAGCGCCTTCAACATCGTCTTTAATCATACACGCTAACGTATGTACAAATTTTAACACGCCATTTATTCCCATCTGGAAAATCATATTGATAAGCACTGGCTTATATTTGTCTTCTAAATCATCAAAATACGGCATATTGCGCTTGATACCAGCATAAACGTTAGCTATGTCGCGCCTGAATAGCGCGCTGCATTCTGCTTCTGTGATTCTATCGCCAATATCAAGATGGCGATTTAATATGTCTAATGCGCTATCAGAATCAAGATTGTGCCCGATGCCAACTGTTTTAAAGCCTTCTGAACATGGGTAAACTTTTAGGCTTTTCCCTTCGTCGCTTGCAATCATTTTTTCAACATCAATCATCGTGGTCTATCCTGTTTTTCTGCGAGTTGGTATCCTATCTGGTTTATTTTTTCTTCCATTCTATCTAATTTTGTGAACATCGGAGTTAATGATGACGCTTTTACATAAGTTTCAATTATATGAACTTTATGTTCATTATGTTCTAACTCTAATAAATCAACACGTTTGCCAAGATTCCAAAGTTTTGAGTTAAAGAATTTAAGTATGATACCTACAAGCAATAAAATCACACTGCCACCGGCTAAAAGTATTTGTGTAATTGCGCTCATTATCTGATCTATAGTAAATGTCATGCTAAAAACTCAAATAAAATAAATGCTAACACAAGCATAAATTTTAATCAAAAAAAAACCGATAGTAGTAGCGGTTTTATTATTTACTTAACTCAACTCAATAGCCATAAAAATAAATTCTTTGTATTTTCTCCACCATTCTAATGCGGTTACTTCCATCATATTGATTCTTTCATCATCAAAACTTCTCCATTCTTCAATCGTGTGCTGTTGGCATCCGATAGCTAAAATATCTTTTGTAAATACTATTCTCCATTTATTTATTTGCATAGAGAATATGAATTTCATATCTCCTAAAGC